GAGTTGGCAAAGGAAAGGGCGATTGAACTCTTATCAGGTGATATACCCAATGGAAAGTTAATATTGAGTCAGGGTTTATCAGATAGTTACAAAGTGAATGGTGAACCAGTTTCTATTACAAGTTCTCAAATTGACGATATAAATCAAGCTCATGTACAGGTAGTTCGTAAAATGCGTGAGAGGAAGCCTGGTTCGGAGCCACAGTCTGGTGATCGTGTGCCGTATATATTGACAAAGACTGACAACCCCAAGGCGAAAGCCTTTGAAAAGTCCGAAGATCCCAAATATGTAGAAGAGCACAATATCCCAGTAGATTACCTCTATTACTTCGAAAACAAGTTCCTCAACCCCGTATGTGACCTTCTTGACCCATTATTCGATAATGTCAAACAGGATATTTTCGGTGAAATCCTGGAGCAACACAAACCAAAGAAGATAAAAACTGGTCCCGCTCTCAGTACGATGAAAAAGGAGCAACTTATTGAAGAGTGTAAAAAATTGGGGTTGGACGATTCTGGGAAGGTTGCAGATTTACGAGAAAGGATTAAAGGTGCTCGATCAGAATCAATTGAAGACCTATTTAAAAAATACGAGCAAAATACTAATAAGGTATGAGCGTCTCCGATAGGATCATGGACATTTTTGATGAGGAATTAAATGAGCGTCTCGTTTCGATGATGAATGAATACATTGATATCATATCCAAGAAACATGGTATCTCTATGGATCTCCTTTTGAAAGATATTCCAGAAACATTCTCGGGAACAATTTGTAAGGGAACAAAGGTGGATGGAAGGCGTTGCACTTTCAGGGGTATTCACAGTGGTTACTGCAGACATCATGCAGCGCAAGCAAATCGTTTGAAACATATGTCAATTTCTAGGAGTCATAGCCATAATCATGGTCCCGAACGAATGTATGTTAGGGGATGTCCAGGGTGTGAATTAACAAATGAGCTTATAGATTTGGGTACAATGATTGGTAATGAGTAAAACTGACATCCTACTAACATCCATAAATAATTTTTACAATGAAGAAGGAAACAGAACTAAATTAGTGAATATTTTAGACAAGTCGAGTGGCATCTCGTTACGAAATTTGGAATGGTTCATTACAAACTATGCGAAGAAGAATCACACATCTTTCAAAACCCGCGATGGAAAACTATTCACAGTCCATTGTGCCTATAAATCAAGTCTCGATGGCTATAGTAAAAAACTTTTTGACCCATTTTGTCGGTCCGAAAAGTTTGCATACACAGTTCCTGGAACATATCATGAAATTCATACAACGCTCGCGCAGTTGAATTTCATCAAATGGTGTATCAAGAATAATATCATCGAGTATATTAGTACCAATAAATCTTCGTTATTTAATAAGCAACCGACATAAATCCACCTTCAAATATGAAGGTTTGATATCCCGTGTAGTACATATTTAGAGAGTACGTTTTTAAAGACACATCCACTTCCGTCGTATCTAGTTTCACTTCTATATTTGTTTTATCTGACTGTATCTGACTAAAATCCAAGTTCCCCGATGGTTCCACATTGATCGGATTCATCGAGAAACTATACGTGTATACATTTCGGATTGGCCTGGCAAGACGATTTCTAATTGGAATGAGATACTTGTAATAATTATGATTTGTTTTTGTCACATTTGGAAGACGGTTACCATTGATATAGAAACTCGCAGACTCCATTATAGGATCGAAAAATGTCGTTTGATCATCAAAGCTTACATTTGAAGAAAAATTAAAACGATTTTGAAATAACATCTGTTCATTTACACTCGATGCACCAATCGCATCACCCTCAACTTCAAAGTCTGTGTTTCGTAGGAACCAATGAAAACACTTCACTGGAATATTTGGTACAAGATTATTCACGATTGTAGAAACACCAAGATCACTGACACTAGATGGATGTTTTCGTACAAGGTCCGTCACAAGAGTTTGTTTATCGGTTACCAGGTAATTCCTTTCTTCGGGACTGACACTGATCTCTTCAGTAACGATATTGAAAGATTGGAGAGACACTGTTCCACTAAAGTTTGTGAAAAATGTTTGTTCATGAAACTCTAATTCGAATTCAATATTTTGACGGTGAATTGCACACACAGGGAAATAAGGGCGATTTGGTTTATTTGAAGAATATTCATCACTGGCATACTTCCTCGAAAAGAAGAAGTGGAGAGGAATGACTAGATCCGAATTCAAACGCGCATATGTATCATTTTTACTCGATTCATCATATCCTAAATTTCGATTGACAAGAAATCTATTCGCTACTTTCTCAGAAATCTCGAGGTACAATTCATCATAAATAATTCCCCAATCGTCGTGTATCTTCTCAACTTCTATACCATCGACAAACATCGCGATACTCTTGAGAATGTGACGCCCCAATTGATCTGCGTAGTTACCATTGGCTATACCTGGCATAGATATACTCAGGTACATATTACTCAAGAGATCACCCATGTTTTGAGGATTGAATTGGACCTTTACAGTTTGAGCAAATGGCCATCCAGAAACGTTTCCATTATTAACAATATTATGAACTCTATGATACTTCCTAAACTCTGAAGGTCTTTCCGTTTTATAATTAAAGAACGACTCGTCTGGGTCTTTGGAAAGCAGGTATGTATCCTGCTTTCCAATAGCTTTGAGGGAAATCTTAGAAGCCTCACCCATATCTACTTACTGCTCACATATTTTTAATATCCGTTTTCCACATTGTCACATGACTCATTTTCATCATCTTCTCAAGGTCTTCGTCCGCCTGCTTCGCCTCATCCATAAGTGCTTTGACGCGCTCGTCCGTATATTCAACAGTCCTAATATTCAGAAGGTAGTCCAATGACCCGTCAATCTTCGGGAAGATTGGGGACATTTCATCCTCTAAATCTTGCTTCTTCCTCTTGAACACCACGAGTTTTCCCTCAATGACCATAGAAACAAACTTTGATTTATGGCTACACATCTCAGTCCTCTTTTGAAGCACATCGATGAGGTGAGCCTTCCTCTTCTTGTAGTGTTCTATGCGTAATTCCACAAAGTCTTGGAGAATCTCCTCGGGACTTGTATATTTGTGAATACCCTTGACGGGGTGGAAGAGATGCATGTTTGACACACGGAAGGTCTTTCTCAACTTGAGATCCTTGAGTAAATCTTTACCTGCATACTCCATGATTTCAAAATGCACATCGTCTGTAGTGGAGTTATTGACGAAACCCCCAATCAATTTCTTTTCCACAAGACCGTCGAGGTACTCCTTATAGTCTTGGGTCCATCGACCTGGGGGTAGTTCGGTCACCACTATGTTGCTTCCAGACCAATTCCAAACACCTTCCATCATCCATGTATCATCTTCTTTGTGTACAACTCCTTTGAAACCCCTAAACCAGGGTCGCATAGCGACGATTTCCTCACCACCCAAAATCCGTTTAATGTTCGCCTTGATATCCTCGGGGTTGAAAGGAGGTACATAGCAACTGAAACCTGTACCAATACCTTCTGTCCCATTCACAAGGACCATAGGTAGGGTGGGCATGTAAAAGTCAGGTTCAATTGAGCGACCATCATCATCCAAATAGTTGAGAATGGCATCATCCCTGGGATCGAAGAGTTTCCTTGCATCCTTGGTAAGCTTCGTGAAGATGTACCTCGTTTGAGACGCATCTTTACCACCCATGAGCCTCGTACCAAATTGACCACATGGCTCTAAAAGATTGATATTGTTAGACCCCACGTAATCGTTGGCCAGCTTCACGATCGTATCCGCGAGAGAAACTTCACCATGATGGTAAGCACTCTTCTCAGCCACGAATGCAGCCAATTGGGCAACCTTCATCTCTTCCTTGAGATTCTTCTTGAAGCATGCGTACATAACCTTGCGCTGTGACGGCTTGAGACCATCAGCCATGTGCGCTATGGAACGCTTCAGATCTGCGAGACTGAAATTTACCAAGTCCTTATGCACAAAGTCTGTGATGTCCAACTGCTTCACACTCCCATAGGGTACTTGAAGTTCGTTGGCATCTTTCGCTGTACTTTCGAGAAGCCAAACTTTTCGAGCATCCGCCTTCTTCTTGTCAAACGCGAGGATGATCGAGGCATCTGTCATCTTATCCATATCAAATCGGACAGTCAAGTCTTGAATCTGTTTGAAGTACTCCCTCGCCTCCGCCGATGTAGAAGTACCCAAACCCTTATAGTACTTGACTTTCCATCCAGCTTTACCATCACCATACCAGGTCCTAAACGCTGAGTCTGTGTAGAAAGACTTAACAGTAGAACCCTTCGTCGCCTTGATGATTGGTGTCACCATACTCACCACAAAATTGAGCTTGAGGAGGCTCGGCCAGAAATAGTGGATCATGTTTAGGATGAGACCCTTGATGTGAGACCCATCGTTATCAGCATCTGTCATGATCATTAAGCGTCCATAGCGAAGCTCTGAGAGATCCTTGTAGTCCTTACCCTGTTGGAGACCCAAAATCTTCTTGAGGTCGTTGAACTCCTGGTTCGATGTGAGTTGCGACACAGAGACATCCCTCACATTCTTACACTTACCACGGAGTGGGAACACACCATAGTGGTCCCTACCAACCACCGAGAGACCTGCGACCGCCAAAGTCTTCGCAGAGTCCCCCTCTGTCACAATTAGGGTACACTCTTTCGAATGTTTGGTTCCTGCCTTATTAGCATCATCCAACTTGGGGATACCGGTAATAGTAGATTTGCGGGCACCATCTGATTTCTGGAGTTCCTTCATCTCCTTAAACCTGGAGAGTGCCAGGAGTTCATCAGCGATTCCAGTCTTCAAAGCGTTCTTGATAAAACTTTTAGGTGCTTCAAACTTACTCCCAAAACTTTGAGACTTTGAGGTACACTCAGACTTCACCTGACTGGAGAATGTTGGATTCTCTAGGGTTGCCTTAACGAAGATAGTAAAAGTATTCTTGACCTGTTGAGGCTTCAACTTAATCTTCTTCGCCATTTC